AGCTTGGTTAACGTCAGCTGTGTTAGTTGGTAATTTTACTGTAAACTTCATATTCTTTTATTTAGTTTTGTTGTGATTTAAGTTCTTCTGTTTTAGCTAATACTTCTTCAAGTGTCCATTTAGGACTTCCTTTTTTACCAGCTAACTTTTCGTATTCGGCTCTAGCTTCTTTTAGTTCTGGTGAAGTTTCAGTTTTAACTTCTGTTGCTGGATTTGTAACAGCATCCAGTCTAGCGGTTAATTCAGCAATTTGTTTTTGCTCTGGCGTTAACTCTTTAACTGGCTCGCTATAAATCAGTTTCATTGCCTCATCAATATCGGCTTGTGTTAACTCGATTTTTTCGCCTTTGTGGTCGTACATAGCTACTACTTCAACTTTACAAATGCCTAAATTCTTAATGTTGGCTAAGTGTTTTTGGTATTGTAAATCTCCATGCGTTAGCGTTAATTTTTGCTGAACGTTTTTGATTTTACCACTCGCATCGTAATTGATTTCCTTTCCTTTGAAAATCTTTAATTCGATTGTTTGTTTCATTTTTACTTGGTTTAAATTAATTATTCTTTTAATTATTTATGCTGTTAACTGTTGTTGTTGTGTTTGTTCAGTAGGCACCATCATTTCATAAATCAAATTATTAATGATAATCAGCCGTTCGCTATTCGTTGCTTGAATGTTATCGTAAAACTCGTTAATATCTCCGTATTTAGCCTCAAATAGATTGATATAGTAAATGAATTGTGTTTGCAACACCTTTACCTCGTTACTAACTAAATTATTACTTAAAGCCTTATCAAAATCAATATCGGAAGCATACGGCAATAAATCATATAGCAACCGTTCTCTTTTCGCTTTCGATGGATTGAATTTATTTTTGTTTTGTGAACTTCTTACAAGTACGTTTTTACGTTCAATTGGATTTGGAGAAAGTTTAAATAATTCAAACAACTCTTGTTGTGTTTCTAAAAAGAAATCGCTACCCTCAAATACTTCTACTGTTACATTATTAATTCCGTATTGCAATCCTAAGAATTTCAAATCTGAATTATTGCGAACTCTTGAAATTGATTGCGATATGTTTCTTAAACGGTCTTGTCTTGAAATATAACCTTTGCTAATCTGTAATTCGTTTTGCGCTGTTTGGTTTTGTTCTTGAAAATCACCAACGACCGACTTTATAATATCGTTTTTTAACTCTAAAATTCTTTTGTTCAAGAACTCCGAAGCTTCAACTGGTAAGTAAAAGAAGTTAAGGAAATTTTTTACAATATCCATATCTAAACCACCACCGTCTTTTTTAACTTGTGGCACACTTATAATTGTGCCAGCTTGCAAAGGTGAGTTACTACCAACCATTGTGCCAGCGACCGAAGCTTGTTGACTTCCAATACTGTTTGACGACATTGGTTGTGTATCGCTTGCTTTATCAACGTCAGAACCTTGCTTAGTTTTTTCAGTAGTTTTAAGCTTTGTAACAACTGGCAACACGCCATTAGCGTTAGTCATTCGTTGCAAAGTCTTTAGAAAAACGTATTCCTCTAATTCTGGTTTAACATAAGAAAACATTGATTTTTTTACAATATCGCTTTCGCAATCAAAGTTGTCGTATTCAATATAATCGGCTGGGCAAACTCCTAAATCATGCGGAACGTTAAGTACTGGTATATAATCGCTATTGTAGAAAATATAATTCTTATCGTCAATATATAAAAACCCTTCTATTTCTTTGCCGTTTTCATCGTAAATTTCAGCTTCAAAACCAATCTTTTTAATTACATTGTTTTCGCTTTCGATAGATATTACATCGTCTATTTCAAGTAAATAACGAAATGGTTTGTTGGTTTCTTTTAAGTCGGTAATGATTATATCGTTGTACCTGAATAACAATGCATCAAATATAATTTCGTTAAATTCATTACTTTTTAACTCTGGAATATTGTCGTAGTTTTTACCTCTGACGGTGTATTTTGAATAACTATCTTCTGCATGAAAAACCCTTTTGAGTTGTGGTTTTATTTCATCATTGACCAGCTTTGCAGACGATAAAGGATAGCGTAAATACTTGTATATCGAAAGGAAATTATCGGTTTTCAAAATGGTTTTTAACCAATTATGAAAAGCATCGTTTGTTTTATATTGTCGGTTCGCCCAAGCGGCTAAATACTCTTGGGTAATTTCTTTTTGAATACTTGATTGAATGAAATAGTTTATTTGTTCTTGCTGTTTAGATGCAAGAGCCAAATGAGATGCGTTTTTCTTATCTTTTAAGAATTCTACTGACATTAAGTATTGTCGATGTTTTACGCAGTCTTTTACGTTGGTTGTTGCAAATGTAGTAATTTAATGTTATAAGATGCAAATTATTTTTATTATTCCCAATCTGATTCAATTTCAGTATCTTCTTTCAACTCAAACCACATTCGCATCATTAACATATCAGCAAAGTCTGGAGAACGCCCTAAACGCTCTTTAATTGCGTCTTTTTTCTCTAGTCGTATTTTACCGTCGTCATTCAGTGGTAGTTTACAAATTTGCTCTAGTTCTTCAATGATTTGTTTTCTGTATTGTTTTTCTTCAATAAATATTTTCGATTTCTTAGTAAGTTCCGCTAATTGGAAATAACATTGCGCTTTTAGATTAAAGAAATTTTCTAAACGCCCCTCGATTTTAATTGGAGAACCACCGTTGTGAAATTCAATTGCGCCATTCAAGTGTCCGCTGTTTGCGCTTTCTCTAACGAATGTTTTCAGTCCGTCAGCATCGTAAATAACGTTTTTCAAAGGAACTGAATACTCTAAACGTAATTCGTGTATTTTTTTACTTACTAATGTTTCATCGATTTTATCAATAGCTACTATTTTAATTAATACCAATCCATCCCAAATACCAATAACAAATTTATCCGAACCCTCGTAGGCAATATCTGCTGTTAAGTAACGTTCGCCAGAGCGTTTTATAAATTCGTTGGTGAATAAGCCTAAAATGTTTGCGTATTCAAATAAGGCGTTTACGTTGTCGTCATACTCAAAATTGCCATAGATTAAACGCTGTATTGTAGTGTTGTCTGCTGTTTTTAAAATTCCGCTAATGTATTCGTCCACTTCTGGGCTTGGATTATCTTTTGGTAATGCTGGAATGAAAACAGTTGTTTCGCTTACTATTCCCTCTTGATGCGGTTTGTAATAACGGCTGTAAACATGGTTTTTAGCTGGATTAAACGTTTCTAGCATCTTTTTAGCTATTCCGTACTTGTGATTATTTTTACGCCCTAAACGAGTAAATAATATTTCAATTGCTTTGTATTCGTTTTCTGCGCTTTCATCGATTGCCGCACCCGTTAACTCTAACCCGCCAAATCTAGTAAATAATGGGTCGCTTGGCTTGTAAGCCATATCAATAAGATAGATAATCGAACCGTTTTTAAAAGTGATAAAATTTAATTGTTGATTATAGAAGTAGTCAATATCTGGCAACATTTTACATTCTGTGAAAACCTTAAACAAAGTTATTAGTGTTGTTTTCTTTAAATTTACTAACTCTTTTCTGCCTAATCCCCACGCTGTTTCTGGGTATGCTATTGCCATTGTTGTTAGCCAATAGCAAAGTAAATATGATTTTCCAGAGAAAGCCGCACCGCCATAACCAACAAAAAGCGTGACTTTATCCATAAGATAATTCCACGCTTCGTATTGTTTTTTTGATGGTTTAAAGTTTATTATTATAGGCATTAAATCTTTTATTTAGGTGCTATAATATTTATAATTGGTGGATTGTTTTGTAGTTCCTTATCCTTAGTGGTTAAATCTGTTCTGTCAGTCCAATTAAATCGGTTTTTCATTTGCATATACCAACCCGTGTAGTTAAAGTCCTTATTCTTAAGGTTTTCTCTCCCGTTTTTATTCCACCAACACTCGGATAAAATGCGACCAGTTTTTATGGTTTCCGAAAACTCAACCTCTTCATCGAGCCATCTATCCCATAAATCATTGGAAAAAGAACCTCTCCATTCATAAATCAAGCCTTTAATTTCAACATCAGACGCTCCGACTTTATACAAATCCAATATTAAATCATACCAATTATCGGGTAAGTCTTTTATATCTTCTTTAGGTCTAGCCATCACATAAATCTTTTTAAATGAAAAACAAAGGTAGGGAAAAAGTTTTAAAATACCAATATAATACTTTGACCGTTTCCAATATCAAAACCAGATACTGTACCATCTTTATTTTGTTTGAAAGCTAGTTGCGTATGCTTGATGGTAATTCGTTGAAATAAACGCTTTCTTTTCGCTTTATTCTTATGTACTTGAAAGTAGTTAAGTTTTTTCATTTCTTTTCTGGTATTACAAAACTGCATAGGCAATTCATAGCTAACATTTCTACTGTATTTTTATCTGAAACAACGGTTTGCTCAAAGAACCGTTTTAAATAATGCTTTCTTATTTTATCGCTCATGATATGTGAAAAAGTTGGCACACAAAGAACGCCTTTTAAATTTCCGTAGCTTGATTGGTTGCAATTCATATTCTTATTTCATTTAAACCCCCAAAAAATAAATGCTAGGGGTTGTGGGTTGTTAGTCTATTGGTCTTTCTACTATTGTAAAATTTTTAGAAGTACAAATAAACTTTTCGGCTTTCTTTTTGGTTGAAA